TTGGTATTTGACCATCGGTGCCAGATGAAGTTCCGAGTATTAATTGTCCTTCAGTTAGTACGACATTACCTAATGTTGCTGTTATATCACCAGTCGTCGCAGTAAGACCAGTTGTTGATGTAAGAAAATTCGTCGCATTATTGAGAGAATTAGTTATTGTTGCCATAAATATCCCTTCAGGAAACTATTACATTCCCTTGTAAAGGTATAACATAAAAAGTCGTATTCGGAATAATACACACCAAATAAAGTCCGTCTGAGCCAAATATTGAAGTTATAGCGCCAGTTGTTACTGTAGTAGTTTGTTCGCCAAGTATTATACTCTGTCCTGTGTTTTCAATTATAGTCCAGCCATCTGCACTGTATCCCAGAATGGCGATTGTATCCCCGACTGATGCAGTAGATGGCAATGTAAATGTCGTTTGACCTAAGGCATTATTGTTTACATAACCATGATTAACTGCCATTGCAGTGTTGCCGGTAGCTGTTGACCATATAAGTCCGCCGCCTGTTGCCGTATTAACAATGGTAAGAGTATTGCCTGCACCCTGTACTTCGATGGCTCCTGAGCCTACAATGTTGATATTATGAGAACTATCAGCAGGTATGGCCCCACCAGTATTGCCAGTCAACGTCTCAACGACTGTACCTGTTACTACAGTCGTTTCAATATTCAATGTATTGGGACCCGGTGTAACGGTAATCGTGCCACCAGTACTCGTAAGCGACCCCCATGCTTGATAACCAGCGCTAGCAGCAATTGGGATCTGACCATCGGAACCAGTTGCTGCACTAAGTACTAAATTCCCTGCAGTCAGCGTCAAATTTCCAGAATCTACAGTTATAGCAGTTACAGATTCTAGGGCCTCGGTATAATTGTCTATCGACGTACATGCTATAGGTATTACTGGCATAATATTCTCCTATTATATAATATTTTAACTGGCGCCTTCTACGCCTAAATTCCATCTTGATTGCGAGTTGATCACCTGGAATACCGTGTTGGCTGCAACACATAACAACTTAACTGATGCATAATAATATCCAGTAGAAGTTAGGTAGCCTGTGGTTCCGGCTTTTGATATGCTGGAACCCATTACTATATATTGCGAAGCATTTTGAGCTATATATACGCCGCCATAAGTATAAACTGCGACTTCTATTGTTGACCCTACGGCGCAAACAGCGGGTAATGTCATTGTAGTTAGATGCGCAGGCGTAGCATTATTAATGAGATAGGCATTATTGGCTGCCAATGTTCCTGTATTGCCCGTTACGACTGTCCATGAAGGACCGGCACTTGCATTAGCCTTAAGATCGAGCGAATGCGCTCCTACAGTATATGTTATCGATCCATCAGTCGAGGTCAATGATGCCCATGCAGGAATAGATCCAGTAGCGCCAATAAGAAGTTCGCCATTAGTAGCTGTTCCATAATCGACAATGCCAAGAGGCTGCCATGAGGCAATATTGTTAACTACTGATGTTAATGCCCAGATATTGTTGGTTGCAGTATTAACCCAGATTGTACCAATCTCTGACATATCAGAAGATAGAGGCGCTCTTGTGGTGACAATAGGCATCGGGCTTGTAGCAAAGTTCGGCTGTGATAGACCATAGGCTGTTTTGGGGCGTTGATTGGTTGACATGCCAGATCCTTAAATGTTTAACCAGTTAGCTGAATTGTCTGTTACGGAAGTCAATATATAGGCTGCATTTGTTACAGTATCAATCCAGATAGTGCCTATTTGGGCAAAATCTTTAGTTGTTGGAACGCGAACGGATATAATTGGTTGCGGTGCTGCAGCAAAATCAGGTTGTGACAACCCATATGCTACTTGAGGACGCTGATTAACTGACATAGTTTCTCCATGATATGAGATTAATAGACTACAAGCGCAGTTAACAGCCGGTGAAACTTAAAATAAAGGGAACTAGCTATTTACATCTATAATTATAGTATATATACTTAGATTATGGCTAAACTAAAAGAAAGTACGATATTAAAAAGAAAAAAGTGGATGGAAATAAAAAAGACAGCAGACTGTCAATTCTCAATATGGATAAACAAGAATCTACATACTGAAGTGAAGGTGCGCGCTGCTGCAAGAAATGTCACCATGGCGCGATGGATATCACAGGCTATTGTACAGCGTATTGCACAGGAGAAGCGTTTTGAAGACGAAGATAACAATAACGCTTAAAAGGACAATATGTATCCATTAAGTGAAGCGATAGCTGCTGGAATTATCGCTGGATTATTAATACTTTTTATCGAATGCTGCCGAGGAAATTTTTAATCTTCCTGATCTTCTATTTTATCATAAATTGCTTCTACTTTATGTCCGAGGCTCGACATGCGCAAAGCTAATCTTTCGGGAGTCAAACGCGTAGCATCTTTGATAAGTTTATATGTTTCATTTTTAACACTTGGATATTTCTTGAATACCTTGCGGGCATAACCGATTTGGTTATAGGCTGTTTTGCCAATAAAGCCCCCTAACGTTCCAAGGCCACTTCCTAGTAGTCCTAACTTTAAATATCCTAATACAGCACCAACGGCTCCAAGACCTACTTTTATTGAAGTATCGAGTGTGCCTGCAGGACGTTCAGTTTTTTCAAATGATTCAGTCGCCGCATCAATGAAATTTTGTTCTAACTTTTGCTGACTACGCTCATCGCGCATTAATTTTTCCCATGTCACTGGACCTATTTGTTTCATAGCAATGTTATATTCTTTTTCCAGTTGTGAACGTTGATGCTTTACTTGCAGCGCTTGCGATTCGAGAGCATTCTGCCTTTCTAGGGGAAATTTTTCTGCATTTATGCTCTTGATCATATCTGAAGCAGGAAATTTTTCTGCATTTATACTCTTGATTATATCTGTCTTGGATTTAACAAATTTCTTTTTGTTTTTACTTAAATCAGAGATTGTTCTTGTTAATTCTTCGCCTTCAGACCAAGGTTTAAAATGTTCTTGTCCGCCCGTCGTTTCAATAAATTTGCCAAGCGCATCAATTATAGGAGCCATAGCACGTTTAAAATTCTTACTAACTTCTGTCGGGGCTTCATTTCTTGCAGCTGGCTTTGGATATAACTGTCCATTAAAATTCTTTTGTAATTCTATAGCCTTTTCAAGTGTCATAGTATCGTCAGTTATTGCGCCCTCAACTTGCTCGGTAGCTTTACGTACAGCTGCCTCATCGCTCGCACTCAAACCGCTTATTCTGGCAGCTCTATTTGCTGCATCCATGACTGGCTCAGCATCTCCTGTCAAATCTCCATTTCTAACTAGTTCGGAAGCTTTATAAGCTTCATTTTGTCTTTGGGATAACGATTTTATATTGTCTTCGTATGCTGCTATTTCCTTCTGAGTTTCTAACACACGATTTTTCTTTTCTTGCTCAAAGGCATATTTTTCTTTATTTACCGCGATTATACGGTCCCTCTTGCCTTGTTCGAATGCATCTTTTTCTTTTGGCAACTGACTAATTATCTTTGCTTCTTGCGCACGCGCCTCTTCTAGAGCTGGAGCGTATATTTTAGCCGTAGCACCTTTTTCTTGTTCAACTCGTTGCTGCTCTTTTTGTTCGTAAGCAGTTTTCTGAGCTTGATATTGTTCTTCAGCTTTTGCGATCTCCTTATTCAACAATTCATTTTCATGCGCTTCTACTCGTGGCGCTAATCTTCCTGTCGCACCTTCCATTAATGCGCGTACTCCTTTGCCTGTATAATGTCCTCCAGCAAGACCCGCAGCCTGTTCTAAGAATTCTTGCAGATCTTCGTTCTTAGTGATTGATGGCGCAACTGAACCCATAATATTTGATGCTAAATTACCTCCACCATACATAGCTAAAGTCTGCAAAACATCTGGCAAAGATTTCGGAAAATTCAAGGCCAAAGGAATTGCTTTGCTCATGAGAAATTCAGGCCACCAATCTTCAGGTCTTTGTTCTGTCATTACTTTGGGTAATACTGAAGCTGTTTCTTGCCGCGCAGTTCCTCCCCCTACAAACGGCAACAAACGAGTAAGATCAACTTGTTCGTTAGGTTGCGTATTTCTAAATAAAGGATTTTTCCGTAACTCTTCTGCATTGAATTGTACAATGCCTCTATTAGGCAGCATTGCACGTGCTAATGGCTGAGCTATATTGCCAGCACCCAATCCAGTTCGAACAGCTTCATACCCATAAGTAGGCAATTTTGCGCCCAAGTTCCTGCCTAAATATCCGCCCCATCCTTCAGGTTCTTCGGGTTGCGCTTGTTGCATAGGAGCTGTGCCTTCTCCAAATTTGGTTACTTCAAAGCGGCCACTTGGTTGTTCGCCGAGTTTAGTTACTTCAAAAGGCATAGTTATACTGCCCTCCAAGATTTACCATCAGACTTTACTTTCTTGCCGTTCCACATGCCTTCCATGCCAGGATATTCACTTGCCGCCGGCAATTTATCTAATTTAGCACCAACCTTAACTTCAGGTGCTGCTTTTGGTGCAGAAGGTTGCGCCATATTTTTAGGCTTAAATCGAGGATATTTTTCGAAGAATTCTGGATATTCTTCAGGAGAATTAACGGCAGCGTCATAATCTGCCATTCTTTGATCTATATCTACAGGATATTTGTCATTCTTTTTTTGTTTAATTCTAAAAAGAGTTCTTTTTTTATTTTCTTCATCGGCATCTATAAGGGTTTGAACTAAATCCATATTAGTCTGCCAAGGAGATGATATATCCGGCTTGCCTTCTGCTACCAATTTGATTTTCATATTAGTAGGCTGTCCTTTTAAGGCATTTCCTAATTTAACAGGCAGAGCAGAAGTAAGTTTATAAAACTCTCTCATTTCTGGATTAAATGTTAACTTACCACCGGCTGCTCCCTGAATTAGCCCAGAAATCCAATTAGGCCAATCCTTTTTATGTCTCATTAGAATTTGTTTTATTCTTCTTGCATCTTTGCCTACATCTCCAATTATACTAGAGGTAGTCTGTTCAGTTTTTATGAATGGAGTAATCTTATTTGATTCCTGAAGTTCCAGTTCTTTATTAGCGCGTTGGGATTTTTCTAATTTTTCCGCTGCATTTATTTTATTTGCTTCTTGCTGATTGATTAGTTGCATGGTTTTATATTGATCTTCAGCATTCATTTTAGATAATGCTTCTTGCAGTTGTTGCTGATCAATATCAGATGCTTGACCTGGTTGTCCTAATTTGTTAATTAATCCCAATCCTGTAGAAAATGCTTCTTTGCGCGGTGCATTCATCAGCTCTTTTAAACCAGTTTGTTGCAAGCCAAGTGGCGCATCCGACCACGCCTTAGCTTTTTCTGGTGTCATGCCAGGCAATGTATTAAAGAATGCTTCGTTTTTTGCAGCTTGTTGTCTTTGTGCATATTCCTGCATCTTCATATTTGCGAGTGCTTGCATGCCGCTTGACAGACCTCTTCCAAGGCCTCCGCCTAATGATTCGCCCCAATTTGTTTCACGAGGCAATATTTGTAAAGGCATTCTATCTCCTTAATGTGCGAAAAGACCTTTTAACCATGAAATTAATGGACCCATTCCACCAGTAGCGGCAGCAGGTGTAGCAGAACCTAGCCCTTCCATAAATCCTGTACCAGCTTTAGAAAGAAATCCTTCTTGACCTGGCATATATTGCTGTTCATACATCGGCGTTTGACCCATTTGAAGCAATTGCATCAGCATGGGGAGCATTTGCATATTGTATTGTGAACCCATAGCAGCAAGATTCTCTTGTAGGCCCGCACCTGCTTGTCCTAAGGCTCCTTGGAAAGCCGAAGAACGTTGCCCTCCTTGCCCGCCAAGTGATGTGAAGCGTTCTGCAAGAGAAGGAACTGTTTGAGTATTGAACTGCGTCATAGCTTTCTGCATTAATGGTTCGAAACTTACACCGCCTGGCATCTGTCCAGTCTGAAGACCCTTCATGCCCATTTGTCCTTCTTGGCCAAAATTACTCATTTGTTGTTTGTTATATGGTGATGTTGTCATCAATTGTGGACTATATCCTGTCCATGCATTTCCTTGTTGTTGGACCTTTTGGTACATGGGATTCATGAGTTGATTTACACTTGGCATCTTAATTCCTTAATAAAGTAAATATTCTAAAACAACATAACATATCGTAAAGTTACTACGATTGCTCGCTGTTACTATATTTACACTGGTACTATTTACATACAACTGAATATTAAACGCTCCGCTAACATCAATGTAAGGCAATGGTATATATGTCAGCCCTACTGGATCTGTAGCTACTCCATATATTCTGGTAAAAGTAGTATTCGCATCGCAGGTTATATTATGGGCCGCTGTTGTAGTTCCAGTATTTTTTAACGCACCCATATTAACAACGGTACGATATACTTGGCGAAAGTTAGATGATTGCGTAGCAGATGTACCGCTCGTAGGATTCGGAAAGTATACCTGTCCATTAACGAACTGACTTGTATCATATATCCCGGCATCACGAACATTCACCGATAATGACATGCGATTCAGATCCTGAAAGAGCCGTACAAGTAGTTCTTTGAACTCTGGCTTAGTAACATCCATAGACTTTACATGTTCAGATTCTGTATCCCAAACATTCGTCGTTGGTATATATGCGCCATATTGTGTCGGATTGGCCATGAATTCCCTTCAGGTTAAACGTTTATGATAGTCTCGATCTAACAGGCATACAATGCAAAACCATTCCTTCTAGCCAGAAATCTTGGAACGCTATTAATGTGTTAGTTATCTGCGCTTGAGATAGATATATCTCGAATTGTATACATTCACCATCAACTTGGAAATACAATGGGTGCCAAAGTCTAGTAGATGTATATTCTATAGGCACATCAGGATATGCATATGTTTGCAATACGCTTGTACCCATGAGTGTGCCAGTAGTGGCACCATCTTTTACCATAGACAATGGCGTAGCAGAAGGAGAATAATCGACTGTAAGTTCTCCTGAACTTGTTGCTAAAACACCAAAATCTATTTTAGCTATATAAACATCACGTCCTTGATCCATATATGGATTGAACTGTTTTGTAAGTATATCGATCATAGAGACTCGCGTTATACTGCCACCGCCTGAATATGTACTTGCATAACCAGGAACTGCAATCTGAATAGTATTAGAATCAAC